CGGCGCTGGTCGCTCACAGCAGATAAGGAGGTACACATGACAACGAAAATCAAGCGCCGCCCGCCGACCACATGGGCGCAGGTGCCGCCCGTGCTCGACAGCGAGTATGTCGCGCTGCTGTTCGGGCTGACGGTACAGAGCGTCCGGGCACTCACTCGGCAGGGGAAAATCCCGGCGACAAAAGTAGGCGCGACCTACCGCTACGAAAAGGGCGTGCTCATGAAACTCATGAATGCGGAGGAGGTGAACCAGACATGACCGACAAGGAAAGAATCGACCTGATAACCTCCATAGCGGAGGACATCGCGGAAATCAACGGAGAGGAAGCAAAGACATGACCTACGCGGAACGCTACGCGAAGCTAAAGGCGGAGCACAGGTGCGTTGACTGCAAAATCCAGCTTTCAGCCAGCAACAAGTTCACCAAGTGCGACCACTGCCGCGAGTACGACCGGCTCTATAAGAAGCGCCCGAAGCGCAGACAGCCGAGCGCAAAGCCGGAGGGCGTGCTCACTATTTCGCAGGTCATAGCGCTTGCGACAGAGCGGCACGTCAGCTACGGCGAGATGGTGCTGTTGATGGAGGCGGAGGGAAACAAGGCATGAAATACGAAATAAACTTTGACAAAAACATGGCTGCCGAATTTTATGCAGAGCTTATCAGCTCGGTTGATTTCGCTCGCACAGCCAAAATGCACAACTGGTTTGACCAGGCTGACGGTTATGTGAATGCGTTCCGCAAAACCCTCAAACTGCTCCGGTGGTTTGGCGCAGACACAGAAGTCGAGACAGGAAGCTCTGAAATCCGTTATGCTGCGATCTACAAGGACGGAAAGAGGTACGTTATCGTACGCGATGGCAGGGTTGACGAGCCGGTGCTCCTGGACGTGATTTTCAAATTTGCGGAGGAGGGCGAGGCATGAAGAAATACATACCCTACGCAATAGCCGCCCTGGTGGGCTTCCACCTGCGCTGGCTCGTATCTACCGCGAACGGCTGGAGCTACTCCATGAACGGCATGGACATAGCAGTTGCAATCACTTGCATTATCATGGTGTGGTCGTTCAAGGGAGCGTTCCTCGGAGAAAGGAGGACAAGCAATGTACACGCCAGAGCAAAGAGACACAGCGGTCGAGCTGTACCGCAGAGGAAACAGCCTGAGGACATGCGCTAAGGCTATAGGCTGCTCGCACGGCATAGTCCGGAAATGGATCAGCGAAACAGACGTACCCGTAAGGAGATACGGCGCGCACGTCTACCCCGAAGATATTCGCGAGGAGATTCTCATAGCACACCGCGAGGGACTGTCGCTCCGGGATATAAAGCGCGGGTTCGGCTGCGCACCACAGACGGTTATTTCATGGGAAAAGAAAAACCGCTCCTGAGCTGGCACTCGGGAAGCGGCAAAACAAAAATATTCACGGTGGTATTATACCACAGAAAGAGAGAAAAGTCAAGATGGCAGACATAAAAGAACAGGCTATCGCGAAGCTTAAAGACGAGTTTAATAGTATAAAGAAGCTTTCGCGCAAGGGCGAGGTAGTATCCGAACCAGTCCTGAACGCTCTGACAGCGTTCTGCGGACAAAGCGGCGAGTTCGCGCAGGCAATAGCACAGAAGGAAGGCAAGAACCTGAAGGACTGCGTTGAATACACAGTCGCCGAGGCGGAAGGCGCTATCTCGGACATCGAGGTGTACAGCCGTGCCGCCGCCTACTACTTCGACGGCGCGAAGGTAAGCTTCACGATGAGCATAGACATCGGCTCGGAAATGCCGAGCGATCCCGCCGAAGCGGCCGAGAAGAAGGGCTTGAACATAAGCCTCGACGATCTTCTGTGAGGCGCGGTATGAAAGACGAAAAGTACATATCTGAAAAATTCGTTTCCTTCTGCGAATCGATCGACCCGGAACTCGACGACGAGATAAAAGGCGATTTCCCACAGTTCGTGATTTACAGAAACGACGGCGAAGGCTACTATTACTGCAAGTGCTCGGCTTGCAGGGAACGTTACATCGTCCCGAAGCGGACGTTCCGCAGCGAGGGCATAAGGCATAATTCCGCAGGAGTATGCAGGGAGTGCGGCGAAGAGGTCAGATACATCGCAGCGGGAAAAGTACCCGCGCTAAGTTATTACCGTTCGAGCAACTATGTTGTTATCAACTCGGCGGACGGCGACGTATACCTTTCCTGCGTGAACATCAGTCAGCAGTTCTCGGACGAGCTGGGACACGACTGGGACGATATCTCAGATTATGATGCGTGCTACCGCGTTGTGGAAAAGCAACGCTACTACCTTACGCCCGGCGCGGAACTGAAGTGGAATCGCTCGTCCACGAATGTCTGGATCCCGGTGAAACGCTTCAGCGAGCCTCATTTCATGTCCTCCTTCGGGTACAGCAGTTGGATCGGATACAAGTATCTTGGCATCGAGCGTCTCCGAAACAGTTTTCTGAAATATTGCTGCGCCGAGGAGTTCGCCGAATATCTGCACGATAATCGGTACGAATTTCCCCTCATAACGTATCTGCAGAAAGCAAGCAGGTACCCCATTCTCGAAAAGCTGATAAAGAGCGGCTTTGAAGAGATAGTTGCAAGATGGCTTACGAAAGACGGACCGCGCGTTACGTTCCGGCTGAGGTCAGAGAATATTCAGAAAGCGCTTGGTCTCAATTCGGACGAGATGGATTATATAAGGAACAGCAGCAATGTTGCAGACACATACCGCAGCTATCTGAAGTTCCGCAGTAAGCTTGAAGTATCCGGAAATTTTGCTCAGCGTATCGAGAAGCACGAGCGTTTCGGCAGAGCGGTCGACAATATAGTCGATATATCAAAGCTGACAGGGCTTTCGCACGAAAAGACGATGGGATATATAGGCAGGCAGACAAACGGTCAGGACACGCACGCCTGCTCGACAGCATGGCTGGATTATCTCAAGCAGTGCGTCAAGCTCGATTACAACGTCCGCGATACCGCCATATGCAAGCCCCGAAACCTTTGGGAAGCCCACAACAGGCTAACAAAACTAATCAGCAACAAAGAAAATACCGAAATGAACGACGCACTTGTCTCACGGATCAACAGCAGAAAATGGCTGGAATTTGAAAGCGGCCGGTTCGTCGTGATACAGCCTCAGTCAGTCGGGGAGATAATCGTAGAGGGCAAACGGCTCGACCATTGTGTTGGCGGATACATCGGCGAGCATGCGGCGGGTAATACAAACATTATGTTCCTGAGGACGAAGGCCCGTCCGTGGAAACCGTTCTACACTATGGAAATCGACAATATGGGCGTGATACGCCAATGCCACGGATACGGCAATAATGTCCCATCGAAGCACGGCGTACCGAAACCACAGGAAATCAAGGACTTCGAAGCTGAATATCAGAAGTATCTCTTCCGCCAGTTCAGCAAAAGACTTAAGAAATCAGGCAAAGTATTAGAGAAAGCGAGGAAAACCGCATGATAGTCCCAAACAACAGAATATCCCCGGCAGACCCGGAAACGCCCGTCACAGACGAGTATCTCAGGGCGCTGAATCTTAACAAGAAGATCATCGTATCGGCTCAGCTCGCGCAGCAGAACCTTTACGAGATGTGCGCTGGGTTCAAGGAAATGCGCGACAGCAAGCTCTACAAGGAGCTTGGCTACAGCACGTTCGAAGATTACTGCGAGCAGGAAGCAGGATTCAAACGTTCGCAGGTCTACAAATACATAGCGATCATCGAAAAGCTTCCTGCGGATTTTGTCTCCCCAGGGAGACAAATCGGAATCAGAAAGCTCTATCTTCTTGCTTCCCTTGACGAGGAAGAACGCGAGCAGATAACCTCCGCAACCGACCTCGAAAGCGCGACGGTAAAACAGCTTGAACAGCAGATAAAGCAGCTCCGCGCCGACAAGGACAAGGCAGTCGCAGAGAAATCCGCCGCCGAAGCCGACCTCGCGCTGAAGTCGGACACCATCGCGGCTCTGGAGAAAACGAAGGAGACTCTCGACCAACGCGCCACCGCCCTGGAGAAGCAGATAAAGGAGCTTGAGAACCGCCCGATCGAGGTCGTCACCGAAACGGTCGAGAAGATACCGGACAACTACATCAACGTATCAGCTTACGAGAAGCTGGTCGCGCAGAACAACGCCGAGCGCGAGCAGGCAGAATCCGAATACCTCGCGCTGAAGCGCCAGCTCGGCGAGGTCGAGCGACAGCTTGAGGAGGAGCGCAGCAAGCCTGCTCCGACTGCTCCCGCAGACGACACAGCGGCGTTCAACGCATATCTCAAGAGCGCCTACGACGCGCTGAACAGGCTCGTTGAGTACATCAACGGGCAGAACAACGAAACTTACTCGCAGAAGGCTGTCAAACTCATTGACAGCGTGAAATCATCTATCGGAGGTACAGTATAATGTCACTTTTCAAACTCGGAAACAAGTACGCAGACATCATGGAGCAGCTTGAGCTTGCCTACGCATGGGAGCCGGAGTACGTTGCGGGCAAGCCTGTGGACGACGACGGCAATATCATCAGCGATGTGGAGGGTTTCCGCGCCTGCATGATAGCCGAAGTCCTCGCACGGCTGGACGGAGCCGCCGCCGACTTCGAAGCCAGCGCCGGTAATATCGCGGCGGTAATAAAGAACCTCGCGGCAGAAGCCGAAGACCTCCGGGAACAGGAGAAGATTTTCGCGGAGCGCCGCCGCGCTAAGGAGAAGTCGGCGGAGCGGCTGAAATCCTATCTCCTGCAGGAAATGCAGAACCTCGGCACGCCGAAAATCGAAACAGTACAGGCGAAGATATCGCTCCGGAACAATCCGGAATCCGCGCAGATAGCGGACGAGAACGCGCTCATAGAATGGGCGCTCGAAAACGACCGCGACTGTCTGCTGATATACAAGAAGCCCGAAATCAGCAAGACCGCCGTAAGGCTTGCGCTGAAAGCCGGCGAGAAGCTCCCCGGCGCGGCGCTCGGGCGCACCGTTTCGGTGATCATAAAGTAATGCAGTAATTTGCAGTTTCAGCCGGAGTATTATTCCGGTGAAAGGAGAGATTTCAATGGGTTTACCAGTTTTAATTCTCGGATTTTCCGGAAGCGGAAAGTCCAGCTCCATGCGGAATTTCAAGCCGGACGAGCTCGCGCTTGTCAACGTCAACGGCAAGTTCCTGCCGTTCCGCGGGAGATTCAGCGAAACGCTCAACAGCGACGACTTCGAGAAAATAAAGTCGTTCATGTCGTCCGCAAAGGCTAAGGCGGTCGTGGTCGACGACAGCCAGTACCTCATGCTCAATGAGTTCATGCGCCGCAGCAAGGAAAAGGGCTACGACAAGTTCACCGAGATAGCGGAGCATTTCTGGGCGCTTATCCGCTACATAGAGCAGCTCCCCCAGGACACCATCGTGTACTTCCTGCACCATATCGAGAGCGGCGAGGACGGCAGGCTCAAGGCTAAGACGGTCGGCAAGTTTCTCGATGAAAAGGTCAACATCGAGGGTATGTTCTCGATAGTACTCCGCACCTCCGTTTCGGAGAACGGATACCAGTTCCTGACCCAGACCGACGGCAACGACTGCTGCAAGTCCCCGGCGGGAATGTTCGCGGGGTACGCGATCCCGAACGACCTGCGCCTTGTCGATGAGAGCATACGGACGTTCTACGGGCTTGTCCCGGAGCAGCACTGCGCGGACTGCGGCGCGGTGATAATGCCCACAGAAATGCGCGGAGTTGCGGAGCTGACCGCAGCGTCAACGGCGAAGTTCGGGCGCGTTCTCTGCGCCGCCTGCGCGACAAAGGTGCTGAGACAGGAGGCAGAAAATGCCGCTGCGCCCGTATCAGAGTGACCTCGTCGAGCAGCTCCGGGCGGCATGGCGGGAGGGCTATAAAGCGCCCTGCATAGTGCTCCCCTGCGGCGGCGGGAAATCCTGCATTCTCGCGGAGATAGCCCGGAGGACTACGTTTAACGGCAGGCGCGTGCTGTTCCTCGTCCATCGCCGGGAATTAGTCGAGCAGATAGTCCGGACGTTCGTGCGGTGGGGCGTTGATATGCGCTTCTGCGACGTTATGATGGTGCAGACCGCGTGCCGAAGGAAGCTCCCGAAGCCCGGGCTTATCATGACCGACGAGAACCACCACAGCCTTGCCAGTTCCTACCGGAAGATATACGACCAGTTCCCCGACGTTCTGCGTGTCGGCGTTACAGCGACCCCTATAAGGCTGAACGGCGACGGTTTGGGCGACGTCAACGACAAGCTCATCATCGGAGTAACCGCGAAATGGCTCATCGAAAACCACTGCCTTGCGCCGTACGACTACTACTCGCCGAACGTCGCAGACCTCACCGGACTGCATACAAAGCGCGGCGAATTCGTCACCGGGGACATCGAAAAGGCGATGATAAAGAAAGCCGTGTTCGGTGACGTGATAGGCTACTACAAGCAGCTTGCGGCGGGGAAAAAGGCAGTCTGCTACTGCGCTTCCATCAAGCACTCAAAGAGCATGGCGGAGGAATTCACGGCCGCCGGTATCCCCGCGGCGCACATCGACGGCGAAACTCCGAAAGAGGAGCGCTCCCGCACTATCGCGGATTTCCGCGCGGGGAAAATACGGATACTCTGCAACGTCGACCTGATTTCCGAGGGCTTCGACGTTCCGGACTGCGAATGCGCGATACTGCTCCGCCCTACGCAGAGCCTCACGCTGTATATTCAGCAGGCTATGAGGTGCATGCGCTACCGCGACGGCAAACGAGCCGTCATAATCGACCATGTGGGGAATTACGCGCGGTTCGGCATGCCCGACGACGACCGCGAATGGAGCCTTAAGAAGAAAGACCGCAAGCCGCATGAAAAGAGCGAGGTCAGGATGAAGATGTGTCCGCAGTGCTTCCGAACGTTTAACCCTGAAGCGTACGAAGAAAAACGCGTCTGCCCGTTCTGCGGCTATGAGTTCCCGGTGCAGTCCCGGGAACTGGAGGAGCAGCACGCCGCGAAGCTCGAAAAAATCGAGGGCTTCCGGCTGAACTTCGATACCGCCGAGAACTGCCGCAGCTACGCGGAATTACGCGAATTCGCAAAGCGGAAAGGCTACAAGCCTGGGTGGGCTTATTATCAGGCAAAACAAAGGGGGTATTTAGACGAACGAGCATGACATTCAGAACAGCATACGCGCCGGGGTCGGCGACATCGCGCTGATATTCCGGGCGAACGTCGGCAGCGGCGTGACCTACGACGGGCGGCACTTCGACACCGGACTTCCGAAGGGGTTCAGCGACCTTTTCGGCTTCCGGATTTCAGACGGTCGGGCGTTCTTCATCGAGGTGAAATCCCCGACCGGGAGGGTACGCCCGGAACAGCAGAATTTCATTGAACGAATGCGCTCAAACGGCGCTCTCGCAGGAATAGCGAGGAGCGTTGAGGAAGCACGTAAAATAATATTGGAGGATTAATACTATGGCATTCAGAACCAACACCAGCAAGGCGCAGGAGGGCGGCAATTCGCTCAAGCCCGAGGGCGATTACGAGGTAGTCATCGACACAGCAGAGGTCGCCAGAACGCAGTCCGGCAAGGACAAAATCAACATCGTGTACGTTATCCGCAACGACGTTCAGCAGGCGTACCAGAACGGGCTTATATTCGATTCCATCTGGAAGAAGAAGCCGAACGAGGACGACCAGAGCATAGGCGGCTACAATTTCGGGCAGCTCATGGCTATCGCGGACGCGGCGAAGCTCCCGGACGGCAAGGAGTACGCCGGGCTTGACGACTTCCTCGCGGAACTCAAGGGCAAGCCGCTGCGCGTACATCTCTATCACGATGATTACAACGACAAGTGGTACGAAAAAATCGACAGGCATGAGCCGACAACGCTCACCGCCGTCAAGCACAAGGCAAAGGGCAAGTCGGCTCCGGCGCAGACTGCGGCTCCTGTGGCCGCTCCGGTTCAGAACGCCGCGCCGGTTTCCGACCCCTATCCGTTTTAATGCAGAAAAATGCAGTTGAAGATACGGTATATTCGTTCCGGGGAGATTTTCCCCGGAATAATTATCAGGAGG